ATGACCGGATCCATCCCGGCTGTTCCAGACGACGGCATCGTGGTCATTGAGTCGACCGCCGAAGGCCGGCAGGGCGCTTTTTTTGACATGGTAACGACGGCGCAGCGCTACTCAGCCGAGCGCCAGAAACTGACCGTCAAGGATTACCGGCTGCACTTCACAAGCTGGTGGCAGCACGACGAGTACCGCATGGATCCAGGTGGCGTGTTCGTGTCAGACGAGGACCACGGCTACTTCGACGCCATTGAGATTGAGTGCGCCACCAGGATCGACCTGTCTCAGCGCGCCTGGTACATCAAAACCCGCGACAGCACGTTTAGCGGTAGGCCAGAGAAGATGTGGCAGGAATACCCGAGCACGCCGGAAGAAGCCTTTCAGGTAACCGGCGACGGAAACTATTACGCCAAGGACATGCTCTCGCTTCGCAGGCGCGGCGGCATCCGCAACGTACCGGTGCTCGATGTGCCGGTCAACACGTTCTGGGACATCGGCAAGGGCGACGGCACTGCCGTATGGTTCCACCAAGATGTCAATGGTGAGGACCGGTTTGTCGGGTATTTTGAGGCGCACAACGAGAACCTTGCTTTCTACGCCCGCCGCATCAAAGAGGTTGGCGCCGAGCGTGGGTTTGTCTATAACAAGCATTTCCTGCCCCACGACGCAGCGCACAAGCGCCTGACTGACACAAACAAGTCGACGGAGGAAATGCTGAACGATCTAGGCATCACGAACACAGAGATAGTGCCAATCATCACGCAACTGATCAACGGTGTAGAGCAGACCCGCAAGCACATGAAGGGCTGCTACATCGACAAAGACTGGTGTGTTGATGGCATCAAGGCACTGGACGGCTACCAAAAGAAGTACAGCCAAGCCGATCAAGCGTGGATGAACGAGCCCAACAAGCGCAACGGCTGCAGCGAAGGCGCAGATGCGTTTCGGCAATGGGCGCAGGCCAAGGAAAACGGCCAGATAACCATTGCTCACACAGGGGCCAGATACCGACCCCCACCACCGCCCGACTGGCGCCAGTAGGACCCAAAACATGATCAATTCTCTGAGCCCTGCAACCATGGGAAATGACGCCACTGACGAACAATCTGGCGGCGGCCTGACCCTGGCCGAGTTCACAAAGTTTTTCAATGAGATTCAGTTGCAACCGGCATGGCGCGCAGCCGCCGACCGGGAAATGGACTACGTCGACGGCAACCAACTCGACTCTGTGATCCTGCAAAAGCAAGCCGCATTGGGCATTCCTCCAGCCATCGAGAACCTGATGGGGCCGGCGGTCAAGGCTGTGACGGGTTTTGAGGCTAAGACCCGCACAGACTGGCGCGTCTCGCCCGACGGTACAGGATCCGAGGGCGAAGATGTCGCCAAAGCCCTGAACTACAAACTCAACCAGGCCGAGCGCTCAAGCGGCGCCGACACGGCATGCTCTGAGGCATTTCGCACACAGTACGCGGTCGGTATCGGCTGGGTCGAGGTCGCGCGCGAGAGTGACCCGTTCCTGTTCTCATACCGGTGCACACCGATACATCGCAACGAAATCTGGTGGGACATGAAGGCCAAGGATCGCCTGATGCTCACCGACGCGCGGTACATGATCCGGCGCAGATGGACCGAGAAGGAGCTGGCCATCCTCAAATTCGAGGACAAAGCTGACCTGATCGAACGATCGTGCGGGCACTGGACCGGGCCGTGGGAACTCAATCTGGACGGCGGAACGTCCACCGACCTGGCTCAGGCATGGGCAGACGAGCGTGGCTGGTCAATCGAAGAGCAGGAGTGGCGCGACACCGAGCACAACCGCGTGTGCTTGTTCGAGGTCTGGTATCGCCGATGGGAGTCGGTCACGGTGTTCAAGATGCCCGATGGGCGAGTGATGGAGTACGACCAGGACAACCATTTGCACGTCATCGCAATGGCAAGTGGGTCCGTCAAGCCAGAAAAGGCCATCGTCTCGCGCATGTACGCGTCTATTTGGATGGGACCGCACAAGCTGTCGGACCAGAAAAGCCCATACCTGCACCGACATTTCCCGTACCAGATGTTTTGCGGCGACAAAGAGGACCGTACAGGAGTCCCCGTCGGCGCGGCGCGCGGCATGATGTTCCTGCAGGACAACATCAACGCGAGCATCAGCAAGATCCGATGGGGCATGGCCGCTATCCGCACCGAGCGCACCAAAGGCGCCGTGGATATGACCGATGAGCAATTCCGACAGCAGATAGCGCGCGTTGACGCGGACATCATCCTCAACGCGCAGCACATGGAAAAGGCTGGCGCGCAGTTCAAGGTCTACCGCGACTTCCAGCTCAACGAGCAGCAATACAAGATGCTCACGGACGCACGCGCTGGCATTGAGCGCCAGTCGATCAGCAACGCATTTCAGGGTAAGTCGGGCACCGCCACCAGCGGATTGCAGGAGTCCACCCAGGTCGAGCAGTCAACGCAGGCGTTGGGGTCCTACATGGACAACTTCAAGACCGCCAGGACTGGCGTGGGCGAACGCCTGTTGTCGATGATCGTGCAGGACATGACCGGCAAAGCTGAAACCGTGGTGATCCCAAAGAGCCCGGTGCGCGATGAAATGTTGGTGAAAATGAACCAGCCGGCCGAAGACGCGGAAACCGGCATCCAGTACCTGACCAACGATGTGCAGCGCATTCGGCTCAAGGTCGCACTCAACGACGTCCCGAGCACGCCGAGCTTTCGAAGCCAGCAACTGTCGGCCCTGTCTGAGGCATTCAAGGCAATGCCAGCGCAGTATCAGGAGGTCGCATTGCCGCACCTGCTGGCACTCATGGACATCCCTGACCGCGAGGAAATCATTTCTGACATCAAGGCGGCGAAGGACCGGTCAACGCCCGAGCAGATCGAGGCACGCATCAAGCAATCTGTCGATGACGCACTCATCAAGTCCGATCACGCACTGCGTGGACGTGAACTCGATGCCAAGTACAACCCTGACAAGATGCAGGCCGAGGTCGACAAACTCGTGGCCGAGCGGGTCAAGATAAGCGTGGAGGCTGCATTTAGCGCGTATCAAGGCGGCGGCCAAGTTGCGGCAAACCCCATGATCGCGCCAATCTCCGACGAGATACTGAAGCAAAGCGGCTGGCGCCCGCCCACACCGATCGGCATTGATCCGAACCTGCCCATTCCTACCATCCCCGCCATGGCTGCACTACCTGACCAGACGGGCATGGTAGGACAGATACCGCCAGTGCGCGAGAACACCAGTCCAGGCCTGCCGCCAGTACCACAAGAACCCGCCACCGGCATGACGGGCATCGAGACACCGACCTTCGAAGACAACCTTGGAGCGCAGCCATGACCGAGCGTAGTGATGTGCCGCGCCCGAGCCCGACAGCGCATCACCGGGCCGACCTGTACGGCGTCAAGTCACGCGCGGCAAAGGGTCGTGACAAGCGCCAAAAGCCCATTGCCCCCGGCGATGCTGTTCAAACACGTTTCGCATTGGCACATTACGCATACCGCAAGCCGTGAGGCTGCCGGTAGGTAGACCGCAACCCGTGAGGGCGCCGGTTTCCCGCAAGACGGAGAGGACGGGGCTTCGGCCCCTGACTCACAAGAGTAAGCCCTTCAACGCGGCCACGGCGATATGTGGCAAGGGTGATTGATGAAAACGCAAGCAGAGTTTTTCCTTGAGAACGCAGTCAACGGACAGTTGACCGATGCACTGATGGGCCAGATGCTAAATCTGCCCGAGGGCGATACCACGATTAATCCCGTGGACAGCGGCGTCTCGCCCGACGCTGACGATGCAACGGACAGCAAGACAAGTGACAGCGTGAATGATGCGGGCAGTACGCCGCCTGTCGATCCAGCGAAGCCGCCAGATACCCCCGTGGTACTGGCAAAGGACGGTGTTCACACCATCCCGTATGCAGAACTGGAGCGTGCGCGTGGCGCGGAAAAAGCCCTAACCGATCAACTGACTCAAGCGCAGACACAGCTCGCCGCCCTCCAAGCGGTACGAGCAGCGTCAACGCAGCCAGATGTACAGGCGCCACAAACGCCTGCAGCCGGCGAGTACGAGATCGATCTGGGCGACTTTTCCGAGGATGCGATCAAGGACGGCATTCTTGCCGCGATTGACGCTGGTGTTGGCACTAAAACAGCAGCACTGATGGCCAAGGTGGCAGCACTGGAGCAAGCGCAGTCCCAGGCACAGCAACAAAAGTCTGTGTCCGAGGAAGACGCTCACTACGGCGCTATCAACACGGCGCATCCTGATATCGAGTCGGTCCTGGAGAGCCAGGAATACGGCAAGTGGCTCGCATCACAGCCCAGCTACGTTCGGGTCGGCATCACTGCGGCGGTCGAAGGCGGCACAGCCGCTGAGGTCATCGAAGCAATCGATTCGTACAAGGCGGCAACAGGAAAAACGATACCGCCACCCACGGCCAGCACCCAACCAGGCGTTGACCCGAAGGTGGCGGCGGCAGCGGCAATAGCCAGGGCCAAGTCGAGCCCGCCAACGAGTCTGTCGGACATCCCGGCTGGCACTTCGGCGCATCACGACGAGTCTGCGGCAATGCTGAGTATGTCGGCCACCGGCCTTATGGGCAAGTTCGAGGGTAAGACCCCGGACCAAATCATGGAGTTGATGAGCCGGATTATTTGATCCCACCACATGGCAGCGCCGGGATGGCGCAGCCGGTCCCTTTGAAGGAGTTTCACCATGCCAGCTACCAATATTCCGTATGGCTCGGCCCTTGCAGTAACACTGCAATCGGCTGGTCTTTTCGCTGCGAACATGCAGCGCAACACGAAGATGAACCGACTCGTCGGCAAGATGCCTCAGCAGGCAAATGCCGAAGCGACCATCCGCAATCAGTCCAGCAACGAATACCCAATCGTTCGCAACATGGACCTGACCAAGATGGCCGGCGAGGAAATCACCTTCGACCTGATCAACCCACTTGGCGGCAAGCCGATCATGGGCTCAAGCGTCGCAGAGGGTCGCGGTCGCTCGATGAGCCTCACGCAAGACAAGCTGCGCATCAACCAGGCGCGCTACCCGATTTCCGCTGGCGACACGATGACGCAGCAGCGCACGCCGCACGAACTGCGCAAACTCGCCCGTGCGCTGGGTCAGTCCTATATGGACCGACTGGCCGATCAGTTGTGCTTGGTGCACATGGCCGGCGCGCGTGGTTTCCACGACAACATCGAGTGGGCCGTTCCAAAGGCGTCGGACGCTGACTTCGCGGCCATTGCCATCAACCCGGTCAAGGCCCCAAGCCGCAATCGGCACTACATGTCGACCGGATCAGGCATTGAGCGCATCGTGGCTTCCGCCAACGCGATAACCATCGCCACGACGGACGTCATGAATGCCGACGTGGTTGATGCTGTGCGCATGACCCTGGACTCTATGGCAGTGCCCCCACCCCCGGTGATCTTCGAGGGCGACAAGATGGCCAACGACGAGCCGCTGCGCGTGTTGCTGTGCTCGTCTGAGCAGTACGGAGCCTTCCTGAAAAGCACCAACTTCCGAACCCTCCAAGCGAACGCGATGGCGCGTGCTCAGATGTCCGGCATGAACCCGCTGTTCATGGGAGAGGCTGGGATCTGGAACGGCATTTTGATCGTCAAGATGCCCAAGCCGATCCGCTTTTATGCCGGCGACAGCCTGCGTTGGTGCGCAAGTCTCACGAGCGAAACGGAAACCGCCACTGACCTGGTGCCGGCAGCTTTCAGCACGACCCACGCTGTTGACCGCGCGCTGCTCATCGGCGGTCAAGCGCTGGCCGAGGCATGGGGCAAGCACCGCAAGTCTGGTGTCCCGTACTTCTTCAGCGAGGTCGAACTGGACCACGGCGACAAGCTAGAACTGCTTGTTGGCGCAATCAACGGTCGCTCGAAGATTCGCTTCGCCATCGACCACGGCGACAGTACGCAGCCCACCGACTACGGCGTCATTGCCATCGACACGGCTGTCGCTCTGGCGGCCTGATCCAACGCGGGACCCTAACCGGTCCCGCAGTCGCATCAACCAACCAACCCCATAGATCAGGAGCCCATCATGGCCACGATTACTCAACTCAAGATCAATTCGCAGGCGTCGTTCGGCGGCGTTGCTTACGGCAACGCAACCTCGCTGTCGTTCAAACTCACAACCACCTCTGCTGGCAAGTGGACGGACTCGGACACTCCGGGATCTGCTGTTGGCGTCAGCGACAAGCTGCGCCTTGGCATTCTGCCCGCCGGCATGCGGCTGGAAGAGTCACTTTGCATCGTGTCTGACGCCTTCACGGCAACGGCAACGGCAAAGATCGGCTTCGAGTATGTCGACGGCGTGGACAGTACCGCTGTCCCGCAGGATGACGACTACTTCCATGCGGCGCTGGCCTACAACGCCGTTGGACGCACCGCCGCCAACAACACGGCAGTTGCGCCGCTGGTCCTTCCAAAGGACGCCTATCTGACCCTGGTGAATCAGACCGCAGCCTTGGACGCGGTTGGCGTCATCGACATCCTGATCAGGGGTGTTCTTACGGGCGCTCCGTAACCGGCACAGTGAATCAGGGGGGCCTTCGGGCCTTCCCTTTCTGCATTTATGGAGTGAGCATGAAACCAGACCAATCCGCGAGCGAGAACGTGTCGATCAAGTACATCGGCAAGAGACAGACACATACCGACGTGCTGTACGGCACACGCATCGTCTGGTCCGCGCCTGGAGAAAGTCACCTGGTTCCAACGGACAAGGCGCTGCAGATGCTCAAAGTAAACCATGACGTCTACGCCCTGGGCGATGAAACCGACGAGGTCGAGTCATCTGCCGTGCCGGTGCAAAAGGCTGAAGACGATGTCGACAAGCTACAGGCCACGATGGACAGCATCGCCAACATGAACAAGGCCGAACTCAAAAGTTTCGCCAAGACGTGTTTCCGTGTCGATCTGACCGGCAACGTGGCTGATATGCGCACCGAGGCCGCCAACATGGTCCACCGCTTCGGGGTGCAGTGACATGACCTTGTCCGAGTTGATCAAGCAATTTCGGGTTGATGCGGAAGATCGCGTTGGCCCGGACTACTTGGCCGACAGCACTATGGTCAAGTATTGGATCAACGAGGCAGAAGAAGAGGCCTGCATCCGAAAGCGCCTACTGCGCGAGGTCACCAATGCTGACTTGTGCACCATCGCTGTGACCACGGTCCTTGGCAGCGTCTACGCTCTGCACTCAGCCGTCGCATGGGTCACTCGGGCTGACTTCACGCCCAACGGCGAGACCGACCCGATCAACCTGACTCTGGTGGACGCAGTCTATATGGACCGCCTGCGCCCGTACTGGCGCACCACTACAGAGCAGCCGCAATTCCTGATAGTTGACGATACCAGCGTTCAACTCGGGTGCATTCCAGAAACCGACGGCGCGCTGCAGCTTGAGGTGTACCGCGTCCCGCTGGACAAGATCGAGGATCGAACCAGCGAATCGCCTGAGATTGGGCGGGCACATCACCGCCACCTGATCAAGTGGGCGCTGCATCGCAACTACGCCCGGCCCGACTCTGAGGTCTACGACCCAAACAGATCTGAGCGCGCCCTGGCCGAGTTCGATATGTATTTCGGCATCCGGCCAGACGCCGACATGCGCAGGGGGCAAGAGGGTAACCGTCCGCAGAACAACGTGGCGTACTACTGATGAAGCCCTCAAACGTCACCGCCTTTCGAGGCCTGAACACCACGGCTGACCCGCTCAGGCTGGGTCTTGGCTGGCTGTCCACGGCCAACAACGTCAACGTGCGCAGCGACGGCGCCATCGAGGC